TAGCAATGATATCACTGACATTCATTATTCAATTCCCATACCTAACTTTATCTTATTAATAAGGTAACTCCTAACAAAGCCACTACGAACAATATCTCCAATGGTAAATTCACAGCAATGAAATTCTTCCATCTCCTCTAGGATACGGAGAAAATCATGTAACCCATTTCTCTCATTCTGTCTCTGTAAATCTGTTTGGTCAAAATCACCACAGAATACAATTTTAGAATCTTGACCAACCCTTGTTATGATTGTATCCAGCTCATGAAAGTTAAGGTTCTGACATTCATCTACTATAATGATACTGTTATCAAATGTCAACCCCCTTAGAAAAGAAGTTGACAAAAAGTATAGTGTGCCTTGTCCCTTTAGTCGATCATAGAGATTATTAAACTGCTGCTCGTTCTGCATCTCAAACATAAACTGTACCATGTTCTGATACGGCACTTGATACAATGCAGCCTTATCCTCTTCATCGCCTGGCAGAAAGCCAATCTCTCTTGTAGGAATAAGTGACCGAACTAATACAACCTTATCGTAAGGTTTCTTTAAGTCCATTACATCTTGAAGGGCAAGATATAGCGATACAAATGTTTTACCTGTACCAGCCGCACCAAATAGAAACTGGTTCTTACCCTTCTTCCATGTTTCAAAAACTAACTTCTGATTATCAGTAATTGGTTTGACGGTAACAAGATTATTGTGATTTATTTCTTTATTTTTTTTATTACTGGTCATGGTCTTTCATCATTCAAATAGTCATCCATCGGCACTGTGTTTACAATTTTACCCCAATATTTAGGGGAAGTGCAATATTTTCCTGTCATACGATCTTTGAAAAATACTGAAAAATTTTCTGCATTGGCAAAGAACCAAAGTGGCGTTCCTGTTCTGGTTATTCCCACAAATGCTAATAGTTGTTCTCTTTCTTCAGTTTGTTGCATCAGTTCTTCGTATGAGTCTACACAATACATACCACCTTGAGTTTGTGCTGATAAAGATGAGTTAAAAGTTAAACTAGCTACTGCAATAGCAACTAGGAATATAATAGTCTGTTTAATTTTTGTCATAAGACATATCCTTTATAAAGGTGAGAGGGGGGAGCCGGGGGCGCAATACCCCCCTCTCTGGCATTACATGGGCGGATTGACTTCCCAGCTTACAGAGATGCAGCGCATCGGTGCTGAAGTATGTATCTCTCGCCCGTAACACCAAGACTATTTATATCACCTTATGTTTTTTCAAAACATTTCTTGTTTTGATTTCCTTGTGTGATTTTGTTTTAGTACCGCCATATCTAGCAGCCAAAGGTGAGCCTGGATGAGAGTTTCCTATTTGTTCCATACGCTCAGTAAATCCACCATCTACTTTGGGGCCCACACCCATAATATGATCCCCTGCAAAATGAGGTGCAGAGTTCCATGCCTGTTTAATTTCTGGATTGTTTTTTAGCAAGCTTTGCATTTCAGCAATGGACATCATCTCTGTCCACTCTTCACCAGTTTCATGGTTTTTAAAGTCATATGTTGGCATTATAATTTCAACTCCAATTGATTTGCATCACCACCAAGCAGTGAAACTTTATATGATAAAGAATACACTGTCTCACTTAATTCTTTAACTCGTACCTGTAACGAATGAACTTGCTCTTGCATACTTGCAATTTCTGTTTCTGCTAAAACTCTATCAACCATGTCGCCCCCTTTATGACGCTCTTCACGCATTCTGCGTCCCATATAATCATGATAAGATTCTCTTCTCTTCGGTGCTTTTCCGAATACCGTCTTTGTTGTTTTTGTCATTGAACCACTCCGGCGTTTCTCTATTCTTCCATGTAGCAAAATCAGACTTCTCTTCTATATAGTAAGTCTGATATGCAGACACAGTGTCATCCCCCTTACAATAATCTGGCATACATTGTGGGGGGTCAGTAAATGATGATCCAAAATCTATATTTTTAGGTGACTTAAATAATGGAGCCATCAATCGTTCTGTAGCATGATGCTTATCATACCGATAGGTATACTCTGCCATAAGAGCAACCATATGATCAAACAACCACACATAATTTTCTAAACTAGATCGAGCCCAAATTGTACTAGGATGATTTTTATGAGCCATCTTATATAATCCCTTCTTGTCGGCATACTCATTACCATCAAGTACACGATGAGCAGTAGATAGCATCTGAGCGCTCTCTAGTATCATCTTGACTACATGCTTGTCACATTGCATCTGTGCAGCAACTACGGGGTCTTTATCTAGATAAAATATATTCATTACATATAATTACAGTTAATAGTTATTCTATACCCCGTATCTGTTTGACTAACACTTGTATGTCTTATCGGTGTTGGAAAAGTAACTACTCTATTAGCAACACTTTCTACAATTGTTCCATCTTCAAACTTGGTATATCCATTATTTGTATTTACATAAAAAATTGACGTAGTGGAATCCCATTGAAAATCTTGGTGATACCCATGTTCTATATGTTTATCTTTACAAAAATATACACTTACTTTCAACCTCATCATAGCTTTTGCTCTAAGTTTAGCAACAAGTGGTCGCATATAATTAATATATTCACTTGTAATAGTATTCCAACCGTCCCTATTATAACTATAAAAAAGGTGTGAAATGTAATAGTTATATTTGTCATCTGTCGGTGTTACATTTCCTGCATGCTGTCCATCTCCCTCAACCGCCTTTGTGTTAATTGGGGTAAGAGCCCAAGGAAGCGGGCAAGTTCCGTCTGGAGATAAAATTTCTTTAATCTTAGTAAATTCCTCTTCATTCAAAAAATTATCTTGTATATTCATCAGTAAACTCGCCCCATCCCATTACAAAATTTTCTGCACAATCTTCAGCATAACTTTCACTATGCGGTCCCATGTTTCGCAATTCATAGTACCCAGAGGCGTGTAGCATTTCTACAAAATATCCCTTTTTGTCTGGGCACCACATAACATGGGCTCTGCGACCTTTGTGATTACCATCACCAAAATAGACAGAGAGTTCTTCCATATCAGTCGTTGCTGCCACCCAATGCCTCCTTGACCTTCTCTACAAGATTGTCATAGGTAGCATAACATCCACCTACCCATTCGCCATCTTCAAACTCACGAATATCAAGATTGCCACCTGGCTTGGTTTGTCCATCAATAGACAATTCACCATCTTTCATAACTGATATTTCAATATGCCTCATCTGTTATCTCCATCTCCCTTAATTTTATTACTCTTCATTCGCCGTTGCAGTTTATCAACATTCCATTTTGCAACGTCTTCTAACTCAACCCCAAGGTCATCAGCAAGAATAGCAAGATACCAAAGTACATCACCTAGTTCATCAGCAATACTGCCAGTAACTTCATCCAATGAAGAATCGCCACGAATAGTCTTCTTTATCTTATCTGCGACTTCACCAGCTTCTCCACACAAACCAAGTGCCGGATATACTACCTTGTGTTCCTCTGGGTATACCGCTGTTGACCGAGCAAGTTTTTGGTATTCATTAAAATTCATCATGTATCCCATCTGTAAAAAATGTGGTCATTAATTTCCGTAGTTCTTTGTTTCGTTTTTGCCCATGAAGGATTCACATAATCTGCATGGTAAAACAAAGCACCATCTGTAATATCTATAAATGGATGTTCATTGTATAGTATTGATTCAATTAAGTCAAGTATCTCTTGATACTTTTTTGTATTATAAGGCGTATCATCTTTACCATCACAGTACCATGAAAACTGGCACTTGTGTTTTATGGGATAATAGATTCTATCCTCAGTGGGCAAATTTTTGTGTATCCTAGTTTTCCAACTTTCTCTTGTCGGGCCTTGATAGATAACACCGCAAATAGTATTGGGGAATCGTGAATCATTCACACGATTTAGAACAACAGCAGTTACGCCAAAAAGACCAGCGGTCCCTTGACCTCTGGCCTCATGATATACATTCAGTGCGAGACATTGTGCTGACGCACTATGAACATCAGTGCGCTCAATTGTTGTGGGTTCTGCTTCTTTAGGAAACAGAACCAATGCACAAATAGCAACTGCTGAAATAAGAGTTATGATATAGTTCACATCTCACCTAATGTTTTGATAAGATACTTTTCAGCATGATTTCCTGCTTCAGCTGATCCAAACCACTTTGCAGCATCGTCAGCAACTTCCTCAACAGTAAACTCAGAGTCACCGCCATAGAAGTATCCATCACAGAACTCTTCTATGTCTGCCATCCAATTTTTCACTTTACTCATTACTTTACTCCTTCTTGCATTTCATCATCATCGGCAATACCGACATCTTCACAGAACATAATAAACAAACCCAACTGGCGACCAAACGCTTCAATCTCCCAAGGATATTCCCAATAGTTTGTATCATCCAATTCAAACTTTGTCTTATGAAAGCGTACCATTGGCGACTTTACATATTCGTACATCTCACCCTTGGCCCACTGTTTAATGTGAACCATTTCGTGAGCAAGAGTAATTAGAACATCCCGAATAGAATATGTCAAGTCAAGTTCTATAGTGAACTCTCTTGGGCGGTCACAATAATCATCTTCCCATACGGCCGTACCTTCGCAACCTTCTTTGGTTATCAGGTTTCGCCGTAGGTTGATGTTGATTACCAGACTATTCATGAGTCTCTTACCCATGAGTCTTTCTGCATACCACTGAGCAGCATGTTTAACAAGTTTACGATTCTTCTTATTAGAACCTGTAATATTAAGTAGCACTAGGCACACCCTTGTATTTTTCAAACGCAGCGTCTATACGCTCGGTCTGCTCTTTCCATCTGAGAAAGTTTTGGAAAGTTGGACGTTCTCCACTTTCAAAGACCCACTCGTTATACGCTTGAATCATTTCCCAATCAGTCATCTTTTATCCTCGATTCTTATTATGTACCTATCATACCATCCTCAGAAGGATTTGTCAAGGAAAATCGTGTCTCCTAAGTCATTGATTCTAAAGGGTTTTTGAAAAAAGTGCTAAGTCATTGATTCTAAACGATATTATCCATTTGCAGGGCCAGGTGCTTGGGGATAGACAGGATCATCGACCATATATTCATCATTCCAGTTAAATGCCTCTTTGACCACTGGAGCAGAAAGTCCCTTATACACTTGATGCAACTTCTTATCCTTTGCAGCGACAAGAACAGCTGCTTCACTTTGATGAAGCCCCTCTAGCATCTGAACAAACATTGTCTCTCGTTTGTTTTGAGTAATCTGATTATTACCGCCTTTGATGAAATGATACAACTTACGAGACTCGTAAGATAGAGAAGCATGCTCAGTTCCTTCTGGTGCTTCATTGCGAGTATAAGGTACATCACCATCTGGCAACTGCCATTCGATATTTGAATCAAAAGATGATTTGATTACCATTCTTAAAGATTGATGATCATTCTCTCGCAGAATATTCACCTTTTCCTGTTTAGACTTTGCTTTTGAAACCTTATCCAAGATTTCCGAAATTAATAAATCCATTAAAATTCTCCTATAGATTCAGTGAGATTTTTCAACCTCTTTTGTATAAAGTAATTTAGTAGTTTGCTACGATCACCAAAGGGAGCTTCATTATATGTGTCAATTATTTCCTTAGTAAGTTCATCTGGTGTATAAGTCAGATCAATCAACTTTCTATTTCTTTGGTAATTTCTTTTCACCTCATCATTGGGTGCAACATCTTCAAAATTATGATCCATCCATGAAGCAATTTTCTTTTTACCCAATGGCCGCTGTCGCAATCCATCAGTAAATGTGTTGTCAGGGGATAATACATTTGGAACACCATCACCACTATCTCCCTTAAAAACATGCTCTTTGAGATAGCCGCCAGGATTAGCACCATTCACTGTTTTCTTGGTGATTGGACTGAACTGTTTCACATTAGGAAATCTCTGGAGCTGAATGAAATCCTTATCACCAGAGATTATCATAATCTCTTCTGAAATAGTTGCACAAAGAGTTCCTATGATATCGTCAGCTTCTGCACCATATACTTCAAGACATTTGTATGGCATATTGATTTTAATTTCTTCCTTGATTGCGTTTAAGCACTGAAAAATTGCATCCCAATCTAAGTCGGATTTCTCTCTACCCTTGCGTCTACTGGCTTTATATTCTGGAAAGAAGTCACGCCTCCAATAATGTCTAGAGTCATGACATAAAACTAGCTCACCATATTCAGAAGAAAAGCGAGTGCGATACATTCTCAGAGAATTGAGAATCATATGACGCACCATCCTATCATCAGGCTCCTTTGTCTTATTCATATGCAAGTGCATCATCATACTTGCAAGAGAAATTTGATTCATATCAACTAATATCATTTTTTATGCCAACCCTCTGGAATAAAAAAGTGAGCATTAAAACTCATGCTTCGCCGTTCTCCATCACAATAAAATGGATAGACTGTATGATTTAACCATGAAGGAAACATTAACATCTTACCCAGCTCTGGATGAAATAAAAAAGTATCGCTTCTCATATCCTGTTTTTCACCGAACTTGAAATCAATCAATCCACTTGTCGGATAATGATCTCTTTTCTCATTTTCAAAATGGTCTTCCATACCATCTGGAATCTTCAAGTATATTACTGCTGAGAAATTACCACTATGAGTATGCCAAGGATTGTACTCATTCTTATACTGACTGACTACCCAACTTTGTGCTAGATGAATGTTTTCCTGCCCAGGCGGTTTTTCAACTCCAGCAATTCTACTCCATTCATACGCCTTGTTCATCTTTATCAGATAATTAAGATAATCAACGCAAGCCTGCTTCATAATCTTCATGCAATAAATACTATTTT